CCGATCTCTTTGTTGGTAAAACGGTCCTTCCGTGACAGTTGTCGTTCCCGTTGTCGGAACATAAGGGCCTCCACGGTAATACTCACTCATGGAAATGGGGTTAGCGCCGCCAAGTGCAGCTTGGACGTTGGCTAAGTTGTAAGCTGTGACGGTTCCCATTTACAACCCCAACAGGGCTTCTAATTTAGCAATCCGCGCATCCTGCTCAACAACTCGTTTTGCAAGCTCAACAGCAGATACTAGGGCGGCGTTACCGTAAGCGAGGGTCAGTGTTTTTTCGTCATCTGCACCCACCGTAACAACTTCGCTCAAAAGCTTTCGCCAGTCTTGGGCAGACGAGCCTGCTTGTCTTTCTCCGCTGTCGATACGGGTATAAGTACCGCTTTTGACGGTGGAAAGACGTTCAACAAAGTCAGATGGTAGCGCAGTCCAATCTTTTTTCAGGCGCTCGTCTGAGTATGCAGAGACGTTTCCAGCGGCTACCATATCCCCGTTTGGGGCTGAGTACCAAGACCATGCTCCACGACTCCAACCGCCAAGTCCAAAGTATCCGTCAGCGCGCAAATGCATGTGAATTGCATATGATCCTGTACAGTGGAATCCAATAGCAGCTACGTTTGCATCACCAGTGCCACCGTTGTTTTTGAACTCCGCACTTACGACGCCGCCCGACGTGGTCGAGCCCGCTACAGCCGCACTTGTCCATTTGGCATTTGCGCTGTTGCAGTTTGTCGCTGTTGCCGCGTTGCCGCTTGTGTTGACGTTAATGGTAGACGGCAAACTCAGAGTAACTGCGCCCGTGGAAGCAGATGCAGTAATTTGGTTGGCTGTCCCTGTAATCGAAGAAACTCCGCCTCCAGCACCGCTTGAAGCGGCTGTAACAATGCCTTGTGCGTCAACAGTAATGTTGGCATTTGTGTAGCTTCCAGCGGCCACGGTGGTGCTTGCCAGCGCAACAGTTCCAGTTGCGTCAGGTAGCGTTGCTGTGCGGTCAGTGTTGCTGTTTGGTGACGCAATCGTAAATGCGCCCGTGCCGCTGGCGTTCCCTCGGACTTTTACAGTACTCATGGCAGCACCCTGTCGGCCTCGTACTCGGCGTTACGCTGCGCTGCTGTTTTTACCCAGCCCTGAGCAAAAGCCAGCTCAACCATCTCGTCTTTTGAGCCGGGAATCTGCGTGTTGGTCTCAAGGCATTTCTGCACCGTAACGGCAACAATCTCCTCGATGGCGATACGGCAGCGTTCATGAACAGCGTTGTCCATCCAGTCCTGTTGTGACATGGCAATGTACGATAGCGCTGCGTCTTCAGCGGAAGTGAGTGTGATAACGTAGTTCATGCTTAATCCTTTTAGTTAGCCAATAAGGTAGCCGCCAAAGTTTACAGTGTATGAGGATGTTGTGGTGGCGTTAGTTGCTCCGTACATAAATTCCACATAGTCATTTGCATTTAGCGAAAAAACAGCGGAGGAGCTGCCGGTCTGCCAATCAGTCCCATAAGACAAATTCTGAGAGTAGATAGTGCCCCCGTTGACGCGAATACCAGTTGTGGCGTTCCCTCCGCTTCGAGAATACTGCCCAACGAAAAAATAACGCCCCGCAACAGGCGCTGTAAAACGACCTGTGCTTGTGTTGAAGTGAGAGCCGTTGTTGGTAACCGTGGAGAAATTTGCCGTGGTGCTGGAGTTAAAAACGACACCAGAGGTTCTGGTTTGCGCTGCCGAGTACGGATAGGCATCCGCGTAAAAAGCAGGCTGAAACGGCGTTGCGACTATGCCGTTGGCGTTGACGCGTATGCGTTCTATGTTATTTGTGGCAATAACTAAAGGGCCATTGGAGTAGTTCCAAATGTACGCATCTGTCGTACTGCCCGTTTGAAGCTGAAACCCAGAGCTAGCCGATGTCCCTGTACTGCTGTTATTTAAGCTAATTGATGTGCCAGCAGCGGCATACGCCATTAGTTTTGCGCCGGGCGAACTCGTCCCAATACCCACGTTACCCGCAGATGTCACCGTCACGAGATCGGTAGTTGTGCCGCTGTTGCCGTTGGCAAGGCGAACCGTGCCGTCAGGGGAGGCGGGCTGGTACAGCGTAAAGTTCTGTGCGGCTGTTCCAGATGTTCCAACCTGCACGTTTTTGGTTACGACGGTGCTCATGGTTGGGTTCCTTGGGGTGCTTCAACTCGGGCGGTCAAAGCGGTGATGGTCTGCTGTGATTCGGTGAACATCTCGGTGAGCAGGTTCATGGTTGATTCAGCGTTGGTGAGCTGGTCCACAAGCTGCCCAATCTTGACGTCCTGATCGGTGATGATGGCTTGCTGCTCTTGGATGGCTTTGACCAGTGTGGGCAACATGTCGCCCATTTTTAAGCCCTTTTTTACTGTGTTTTGGTTGTACTGATAGTCATAAACCAGTTCAGGCAAAACTTCAGCCACCTCTTGGGCGATAAAACCAGCGACATTAGTTTCATCAAGCTGTATTTCTGGCTTCCAATCAAAACGGCGCGGTTTGAGCGCCATGACTTCTGCCAGCCCCGTATCAAGATCACGAATGTTTTCTTTTAAGCTTTGGTCTGAAATTGCGGTGATACTTGTGCTTGTCGCATAAATTGTTCCTCCGTAACCCACAAAGAAACGGTACGCGCCAGCACCTGTTGAATACATGGACCACCCAATGCCTGAGTTAGTCGATGCAGCGGAGCCAAGTTCAGCGCGGTCTGCGTTTGAAGCAACACCAACTACTCGAAAGCCAGTTGCAGTACCAACTCCGGCACTCGTAGTCCCCACCAGCAAGTTACCGCTGGTGTCGATACGGGCGCGTTCCCCGCCTAACGCGCCGGTCGGGTAAAAGGCCAAGAAGCCTGACGCCGTAGAGCCTGCAATCGTGGGGCCATTGTTGGCATACGTATTTCCCCAAGACAGGTCTGCGCCAGCGCCCAGTCGCAACGCTCCAGCGACATCCAGTTTGTAAGCGGGCGAACTCGTCCCAATACCCACGTTGCCGCCAGTAGTGGTTACCAGCGTGTTCGCAGGGGTGGCGTCAGCAAAAACTACACCGTCACCTGTGTAGCCACCATCGTTGGTAATACCCGTTGTTCCGTTAATTGTCACTGGCATGTTTTTTCCTTTACACCACGGTCCACACGGAGCCGGAAGGCACTGTTACCGTTACGCCGCTTGCGATCGTGACTGGCCCAGCGCTTACTGCGTTGTTGCCTGCTGTGATAGCGTAGTTCTCTGAAATCGAAGCAGAGTTTTCCCACATACCAGCCGTGGTAGTGTTGCCCCCGCCTACAGCGCCCCATGCCGTGCCGTTGTGGCCTTCAAAGGAGTCAGTGTCGGTGTTGAACCGAAACATACCCGCTGTTGCAGTGCCATCCCGCTGAGCCTCAGTACCTGCTGGTATCTTGGCTGAGCCGGTCGTAGAAGTCTGCTCAACTTTGTCGTCGTTGAGATTTGTGAAGTTGGCATCGACCTCCGCGTTGGTCAGCGGAGACCCCTTACCAGCGCGGGTGACGATCGTAGCCATGAAGGCCCCCTATCAGGAAACTGTGATAGCCCAAGTGACGCTCATGGCGTCGTCTGCACCTTTGTTGACCACAGCGAATACTGTGCGGCACAGCATCGTGCCAGAGCTGGAAGCGTTGAACACACCGGCCTCGACAATCGCGCCAGTAGCCGTGCCAGCTGGGAACGACGCAGTGTATGTCACGACCGCGCCAGTGGCGGAGTCCGAAGCCAAAGCGACGCGGCCAAGCTCAGAACCAAGTGCAGTGTCTCCAGCAGCAGCTGCAGTGCTAGACGCTCCGAGTGCCATATGGCTCATCTCTGTAGGAGTGCCAACCATGCGGGCTGCAATGAACCCTTTGCCGGTTGTAACAACCAAGTTCTTGATCTCGCGCTGGTCTTTGATTTGGCCGTCCGCGCCGGTGACGACGATGCGCACTTGGCCGGTGATTTTGATCTGATCGTTAAGCATGAAAAGCTCCTATGAAAAGGTTCTGGATTCGCCGACATAGTCCTCAGCGAAGTACGTGATGTCACAGTACCCCTGCGACAAAAGAGCGCCAGCAGATGTGGTCGCTATCATATCGCTAAAGGGCTTGCTATGCGAATTTACAATAGCATCGCTGACCCCAAACGAATCTACCGTAACTGACTTCGACGTCAGTTTACTGGCGCTGTCAGTCAGAGTGAACGTGCTTGTCAGATACTTTTGCACTGCGGCGCTAAGCGCGTCTGTCGTAATTGCGCTGTCACTGAAGCTGGTGCTGAAGCTGAAGCTCAACGCGTCATTTACCGCTTGTGTGTCTGTTAGCACTTTTACAAAGCTGGACGCCAGCGCATCGCCTGTGAAAACGACGTTGGTTATGCCTTTGGTGAACGAGAACACAGCTCCGTCGCCCAAGTCGAACGAGTCGTTCATAGCCACGCCGTCAGACAAAGACTTTATGAAGGCGCGTACCGTCGTCTCGCTGAACGTCACTGCGTCTGCAAGCGCTTTGCCAACCGCGAGCGTGGAGGCATCTGTAACCGTCACAGAGTCCGCGAACGAGCGGATAAACACCAACGTGGCTGTAAATACCTCAGTGAAGCTGACAGAATCCTGCAGCGACTTACTAACCTGCAGCGTCAACGTATCGGCTGTCGCCCCGATGCTTATGGCATCTGTGAACTGCTTGGCAACTGCAAGCGCGACAGTGTCACTTACAACGACGATCTCTGGGACGTAGCGGAACTTTCCAGTGCTATCCAACAGGGCATCTGCGTTCAGCAGGATGTAGGCAATCTCAGACGCTGGAACTACCGTGCTGACCGCGACTTTGGCATCTACGAAGCTGACACTGTGGTTAAGCTGGGCATACGCAACATCAGCCGCTAAAGTGACCGCGTCTGTGCTGGCACTGGCATTTACGACACTGACGCTAACTCGCGGCTTTACAGCCCGCAGAGATGACGTAGTCGTGTTGCTGGTGCCACGGATGGCCATCAGAAGTCCTCACGCACCTTGAAACGCAGGGTGTCGTACACGGTCTGGATTTGGCTGTCAGAGAACGTGATCTCAATCTCGCCTTCGTAGTCACCCGGAGCGCCTTGCAGCATCTCTGGTGCAGACGCAGGATAGAAAACAACTTGACCCGCAGCGCCGTTTGTAACCGATCCAGTTACGGTCGCGGTCAAGGTCGTAGCGCCTGCAACGCGAAACTTCAGGACAACCGTTGCCCCTGTAATGTCGATGGGGGCGTTGGTCGTGTCGTCTGTGATGGTGCAGACGAGGGCAGGGCGTGTATCACCCTGAACCAGTTTGATCTTTTCGGTCATCGTCGTTCCTTATGCTGCTGGGCGCTGGCGCACCATCAATCTGACGCCGCGAAAGTCACGTACCCGGGCGGTCGTGATCGCTCGTTCGTATGTAGCCTTCTGGGAAGTGGCCATAGCCACATCGGTCCACTCTTTGTTGGGGATCATGGCCAGCCGTGCTACAACGCCACTCACAAGCGTGTCAGCCCAAGTCTCATAAATCCAATCCTCTACGCCCGTGCCAGAGCGGCTAGGCTTGAGGACGGCGTACACCTTGAGCGTTGTACGCTCTTCTGGCGTTGGGAAAATGCGAATGCTCTGGTCGGCCTGAACCCAGTACTCCCGTGGCTCTCCGACCTCAGACAACTTCTGAGCACCGATCAAGCGCAGATCAGATCGCGTCAGCGGGGCTTCGTCGTAGACGACAGAGATGACATCCTCGACCACAGCATCAGCGTCCAAGTCGTACTCTGTGACGTTGGGGGACACATAAATCGCGTCGATCTGCTCGCGCCACAGATATGTACGAGCGAAGAAATCCGAGGCCACAATGCCCAGATACTCCTTCATTGTCGTGTTGGGGCACCCGCTGAGATGCGGCGACAGCAGAGGAAGAAAGTCGTCCCATGTTTTTGCCATTACGCAACTCCCGGCTGCGAAGCAGCAGCAACTTGTTGTTTGATACCAAGAGCGTTCTGGAACGCTTGGTAGTGGGCCACGGCTCTGGTCATCATGGCTGTCTGCTCAGCGTCCTTGCTGAAGGCACGGTACAGCATGTAGTCAAACAGCGCGGTGGCAAAGATGTCGTCAATGCGGATAGTCTCGGCAGTTGCAGGATTGAGCAACTGCGCGTCAGACAGGGTGTGTTCGAGCGGCAGCACAGAGTAAATCACTTCAAGTCGCGCAACGGTTGAAGCTGGTGGATAGACCAAAAATTCTTTGGGGGTGCGCGGGTCGAACATGTACATCTCGACGCTGGCGCTCGGCGTGTCCGAATACCACGAGCGGCGCTGCGTATCCAGACTACGGCGGTCAGTTAATCTGACGCTGTATTTGTTCGACGTGGCGGCGAGGTTGCGCACAACCTCGACAAGCCGGATAGCGTTTGGGAAGCTGCCTGTAAGAACCTGACGTGGACCAGCCACGCAGGTGTACTCAGCTGTCTGCGTATTGGCGTCGGGACGTAGCCCGATCGTTTCCTTGTACGCATCATTGAGCCAGTACTGCAGCTCGGCAACGGTCCACCGCACAGAGTCTTCGTCCTGCAAGAGCGTCTTTGCTCTCACAATCAGGTCAACAACTTTTACGGTGGCCATGGTCTACCTCACAGTTCAGGCGCTACTTCGCCAGATTCTACCGCAGCGGGAGCTTCAGTGGTAGGGGCTTCTGTGGTGGGTTCGGCGGCTGGTTCAGCCTCTACAACCGGCTCGGCAGCCTTTTTGGCGCGTTTAGGCTTGGCTGCGGCCTCTTCGACGGCGGCATTGGAGTGCGCGTTGGCCAGCTCTTGGCCTTCGTCTGTGTACACCCAGTCATCGCCGTTCATGCGGGCAAGGATAACGATCTTGCCGTCAACCATAGCGCGGGCTTTGTTGGACAGAATTTCACCGCCAAGGCGGTCGAGAAGGTCATGGACGTTCATTCAATACTCCGTTAAATGTAAAAGGGGCTCCGAAGAGCCCCTTTATTGTGCCACCTATTAGGCGCTGAGAACAGCGCCCCAGTTTTCACTGCCCAAGCTGATGTAAGCACCAGACATGTTAGCGGCCAAGGCCTTGGCTGCGTTGGCAGAACCACCGTTGATCGCGCCACCAGTGGAGGCGTACACGTTCAAAGCAGCAGCGGAAATGTTCACAATGTGAACGATGTCGCCAACAGGGCGCTCAGCAGGCAGTTTTACGCCATCGCTGGCGGTGCCTGTAGTCACGACGTTGACAGCGCCAGTCAGCTGAGTAGCACCGGCCTGAGTTTGGGTTGTGCCAGCGGTGGCTGTTTGGTAGCCGCCGATACTGCGAGCAAATTGAGTAGACATGAAAATCTCCAAAGAATAAGGGAATAGAAAGGGCCCCCGAAGGGGCCCAGTTCATCAGCTGGCGGAACCGACTTGGGCCACGACCAGAGCTTCAGGCTTGACAGTCTTGCGACCGTACACAGCCAAACCACGGACGATGTCGCCGAAGTCAGTCTGGTTGCGCAGTGGCTCAGTCTTGTTCACGGTCATAGCGAAAGACATTGCTGCCTTGGTGCCAGCGACCATGGTACGACGGGCTTTTGCGTTGGACACAGCACCACCAGTGGCGGGGTCTGTCAGACCAGCAACCAGTGCCTTGCCAGCAGCGCCGCGAGGCAACAAGTTGGACACGTACACAGTGAAGCGGTCCAGCATACCGATCTTGCCGCTACGGATGGTCGACTGAGCGTCGCCAGTGAAGTAGGCTTGAGCGATGTT